CTAATAAGGAGAGATCGCAGATCGTGGACCTGCAGTCGGTGGATTTATTTTGTAGAATTATACATTTTGCAATTTAGATTTACTTACCCGACACTAGACATTAGTGGCCTAGTTAGCCCTGGTGTTCGAAATAAATTACTTCCAGTACTTTTAATCACGTCGCGGATCCGGATAAAGATCAGCAACGGTTGTCTAGCCGCGCTCACCCCGTAAGGGAGCGAAAACAGACAAAAAAAAGTATTGGTATGGATATAGGTGATCATACCTTTGAAGAACGCTTCTTTCGAAGAAGTTACTACTTAGGTGAATCACAACTCGATCAAGTACTCTTCTCGCTTCTTCATTTCGATGAAGAATGTGAGACAGTTAGTCTCTCGAATGGATTGACCCAACTTTGTTGGGTCGATTCTATTCGAAGGCGAGCGAAGAGCGCTGGTGGTAATATTCGGAAACGTTTGCAAAGTCTTGAAAAACAAGGTATCCTAAAGGCCTCACAGCCTGAAGGATATATCAAGTTTTGTCAAGAAAACAAACTTTCCCTAGACAATATAAATTCTTTCTATCCTCTCTTATTCAGAGATTATAGGAAGGTCATACATTGTCTAAAATTGTCATTTGCATTTTATTTGACGCTAAAGATGGAAAAAATTGATGATTTCGCGTTTCTCCAACGTACCCGTAAGGGTCGTGGAAACATGTGGGGTGGAACCCACTGTTTTATGAAAGGAAATTATCTAACTTCTATCTTTGTTCATTTGTATGCCTCGCTATCCAAGCTTGGCATTTCAGATGAAAAAAGCATCATTAAATGTTTTAAAAATTCTCTATGTTATCATGTATCAGAAACTCTTGAACAAGACGAACTCCCTGAAGGAGATCGTTTTGATATTATTCCGTTTCATTTTCAAGGATGGATTCATAAATTGGATGAAAGGAAAAGAACTAAGTTCTTTTTCTCTCTTCTCCAGTCTAAATCCCTCTGTGAAAGTGTCCCGGAATCTTTTGTTCAAGAAACTCTAGAAAAACACCGTGACCAATTATCTTCTCCTCATCCTGGAGTGAATCAAGAAACTCTTGACTTACTCTTAGAAAGAGGAAGAGAATTTGGAAAGAAAGTTGCCAAATTTTATAAACCAAATAAAGGTTTTAATCCAACAAACAAGGCTACTTTTGGCTTCCCCAGAAATTCTGGAGGAGTCAAAGGTGATCTTGTCTATTCAAAAGTATTACATAACTCAGACATGAGTAGTGATATTTCTGATAGGATTGAACCTTTTGTTATTGGTTTATTTGGACAACCTGCTTCGGGAAAGAGTACCTCTCTTGCTGAAATTATCAGCAAATTAAGTATTCTTTTCCCTGGTGTAGATCGAAGAGATCTAACATTTGAACGAACTTGTAATACAGACCACTGGGACAATTACAGAAACCAACCAATTGTCATCTTAGATGACATTGGTCAGTCTCGAGAAGGAGAAGACATCAAAGAATTTCAAGCTTTGGTGTCTTGTAACTCCTATATTGTTCCGATGGCTAAGTTGGATGAGAAAGGAAAGTATTTTACTTCCCCTATCATCATTTGTACTTCTAATCTCCGTTACGGAGATGATCTGAGTGCAATTTACCAAGACACAGCAGGAATTTTAGACGATGCCAGTTTCTGGCGTCGTTTTCATATTCCCTTATACTGTGAAAATGGTGAATTACATCAACTTAAAGAACCACCAAATTGGATTAGAAAAGAAAATCTTCTCAATCCTGATTTGGCGGTATCTTCGAGTTTGATCTCTGGTGAAAAGTTCACCGGACAGAAGTTCCAACTTACGTATTATCAACGGAAATCAGAGTTTTCCAAGATCAATAAAACTCAAGCGATGTGTAACCTTTGGACACACATCAATTGGGATGATCTTGGTAAATCTATGATTTCCATGTATAAAGCTCGTCAAAAATTTCATGATAACCATCGTAAAACTTGGACTCAAAAAATAGATACAAAGCATGATGATCCAATTGAAAATGTTGGTGAGGAATTCTGGTCTAACCAGATTGAACCTCATCTTCCATCTTCACTTGGTTTTGACTGTTCCCCTCAGGGAGCTGTCAATCATCATTCTTTGACATTTTCTGCTTTTCCTCCAGATGGTCCTTTACCTGTTCGTGTTCAACCAATTGTTGAACCACTCAAGGTGAGAACTATCACTGCCGGAATCGGTCAGACATTTTGTTTAAAGCCTCTTCAACGTGCCATGTGGCATGCTTTAGGGACTGAAGAACAGTTTTGTCTAACTCACGGTACTAATCAACTTGAACCAGCCATCAGAAGGATCTACAATAGTAGTTCCATCAATGATGTTTGGATTTCAGGAGATTATAGTGCCGCGACCGATTCTTTTGCAATAAGTGCTTCAAAAGCACTTTTAGAAGGAATTTTAGAGTCTATTGATCATGAACCCACTAAACGTTGGGCAATGAAAGAAATTTCTCCTCATCTTTTGGTCTATCCTAAAGAATCTGGTTTAACACCAGTTCTTCAGGAATCAGGTCAATTGATGGGAAGTCTTCTTTCATTTCCATTGTTATGCTTACTTAATGATTGTACAGCGAAATTCGTTGGATTATCT